CACTTTAATTAAAGGAACTCAAGCAGCATGTGGCACTGATGCATCAGGTGCATCTATCTTTGGTGGTGCAGCAGCAGTTCGCCTTGTTAATACTACTGCTACTGCTAGATTAATATCCGTCATTGATTCTGTTGGAGGATCTACAACAATTGGGACTTTTACACTATTAGGCAATAGTGTTGAAATTGTTGGGAAAAAATCAACTGAAGCAATTTTTGCTGCTGACGCTACTGTTTTTGGTGCTGCTGTAGGATTTGCAAACTAATTAGATGGCTGTTGATCATTATCTTGGTAATCCCTTATTAAAAAAGGCAAATACTACTCAGGAATTTACTGAGGAGCAAGTCCTTGAGTTTTCTAGATGTATAGATGATCCGATATATTTTGCGAAGAATTATATAAACATTGTTACCCTAGACTACGGTTTAAAGCAATTTGAACCGTATTCTTTTCAGGAGGAGATGTTAGATAAGTTTCATAATAACCGTTTTAACATCTGCAAATTACCTCGACAGTCTGGTAAGTCAACTATTGTTGTATCTTATCTACTGTATTATGCTATTTTCAATGATAATGTGAATATAGCGATCCTTGCTAACAAAGCATCAACTGCTAAGGATCTTTTAGATAGACTTCAAACTGCATATGAGAATTTACCAAGATGGTTGCAACAAGGAGTTTTAACTTGGAACAAAGCATCTCTTGAGTTAGAGAATGGTTCTAAAATCATTGCTGCATCTACATCTGCATCTGCAGTTCGTGGTGGATCTTATAACATTATATTCTTGGACGAATTTGCGTTTGTTCAAAACCATATTGCTGATCAGTTCTTTAGTTCGGTTTATCCTACCATTTCATCTGGTAAAAATACTAAGGTTATAATTGTTTCTACCCCTCACGGGATGAATCACTTCTATAAACTTTGGCATGATTCTGAACGTAAGAAGAATGAGTATATACCAACTGAGGTTAATTGGTGGGATGTTCCAGGTAGAGATGAAGCATGGAAGTTGCAAACCATTGCAAATACTTCCGAACAGCAGTTTAAAGTTGAGTTTGAATGTGAATTCTTAGGATCTGTAGATACTCTCATATCACCAGCAAAGTTGAGAACTTTAGTATATGAATCACCTGCATTAAGCAATAGAGGATTGGATGTATATAAAGGGGTTGAAAATGACCACAATTATGTTGTTACTGTTGACGTTGCTCGTGGTGTAGGTAATGATTATTCTGCATTTACTGTAATTGATATAACAACCTTCCCACATGAATTAGTAGCAAAGTATAGGAATAATGAAATTAAACCTATGCTATTCCCATCAATTGTTCATGATGTTGCTAAGAATTATAATAATGCTTACATCTTATGTGAAGTAAATGATGTAGGAGATCAAGTTGCATCTATTCTTAATTATGACTTGGAATATGAAAATGTTCTTATGTGTTCTATGAGAGGTAGAGCAGGTCAGGTTGTTGGTCAAGGATTTTCTGGTAAGAAGACACAACTTGGTGTAAAAATGTCCAAGACAGTTAAGAAGGTTGGATGTTTAAACTTAAAAACTTTAATTGAATCAGATAAGATAATATTCAAGGATTATGAGATTATTGCCGAATTAACAACTTTTATTCAAAAAAGTAATTCATTTGAAGCAGAGGATGGATGTAATGATGACCTTGCGATGTGTCTGGTCATATATGCATGGTTAGTTGAGCAGGATTACTTTAAAGAGATAACCGATCAAGACGTTCGTAAGAGACTTTACGATGAGCAAAAAAATCAAATAGAGCAAGATATGGCTCCATTTGGATTTATTGAGAATGGTCTTGATGATGATAGTTTTGTTGATAATGTGGGAGATAGGTGGTATACAGATGAGTATGGTGACATGTCTTACATGTGGGAGTATAGGTAGTAAGCTATTCTAAAGTTATATTTTAATAAATATCTCTAGAACAAAACTGAGAATTTTTGGAGACATAGAACATGGCAACTCCTCAATTATCTCCTGGTGTACTAACTAGAGAAGTTGACTTAACCGTCGGTAGAGCGGAAAACGTTCTTGACAATATTGGAGGTATCGCAGGACCTTTTGAAATTGGACCTGTATCAGAACCTATTGATATTGCCACAGAGCAAGACCTTATAAGTACATTTGGAAAACCCTATGATACCGATGCTCAATATGAGTACTGGATGTCAGCATCGCAGTACCTCTCATACGGTGGTGTTCTTAAGGTAATTAGATCGGATGACGACAACCTAGCAAACGGTAACGTTGGTGTTGGTACTTCATCTGTCGCAAGTACAAAGATTAAAAACTTTGACGACTATAATACAAACTTCTTGGATGCAAATCCAAACTTCTATTATGCTGCTAAGAACCCTGGACAATGGTCAAATGGTCTAAAAGTCTGCTACGTAGACGACATGGCAGATCAGGTCATTGGTATTGCTACAACGGCAGTAACCAATATGGGTGCTCAAGTTGGATATGGAGTTACAGTTGATATTAGTGGTCAAGTCGTTCCAGGAGCGGGTACTACTGAAGTCTTCAACGGATATCTAAAAGGAGTTATCACAGAGTTAGTTGATGGACCTGATACAGGAATAAGTATTCTCAATATTAAAGTTCGTTCTCGTGTCTCAACTGGTGGTACACAACCAGGTAGAGAATACTATGTAAATTATTCAGAAGGTAGTAAGTATGCATCCTTCTTAAAAGATCAAAGACTTACAATACTTGACTCTGACGGCGATGTTGTATCACCTGAGGACTCAATAGAAACTATTGGTATTACCACTTCTAGTGCAATTCAAGGTGAACAAGACCAGACTTACGTTAGTGTTGGTGGTACAACTGGTGGTGGAGGTGCTGGTGCAACGTTCACTATTGTACGTAATAGTACAGATGGTAATGTTGCTAGTGCAACCATAGTAAATGCTGGTGTTGGATACACGGTTGGAGATACCGTATCTATCGCTGGTACATCAGTAGGTGGTTATGACCTAAATCAAGGTACAGTCAACACAGTTGGTTTAACCACATTTACATCAGTTCCATCTGCTTCTAGTGGTACTTACACTAACCTAACAGGTACAAGTGCTGAAGGTACTGGAGCAGTATTCACCATATTCAGAGATGCAACTGGTGGTATTGGAACCGTCTCACTAACAAGTCCTGGATCTGCTTATGGTGTTGGTACAACAATCACTGTTAGTGGAGCAGGTATTGGTGGTACAGCAATTACGGATGACGTAAAATTAAGCGTAACTGCACTGAATAATGACGAAGTTGTTATTGAAACTTTAACAACTAACTCTAGAGTTTTAGTCTCTGGTGTTGATGATTGGTACAATTCACGTAAATTGAACCTAGACAACTCAACGATATACTGGAATAGCATCGCACCTAAACCAGGAACATCAAACTATGCTGCTCAAAGGGGTGGACGAAATGATGAGATGCACGTCGTTGTTGTTGATGATTCAGGTTCACTAACAGGTATTCAAGGAAATATCCTTGAGAAGCATCTAAGTTTGTCTAAAGCAAAGGATGCTGTATCTGAAGCAAATGCTCCTCAGAAGACATGGTACAAGTCTTATCTTGCAAACTTCTCGGATTATATCTACGCTGGTTCTAACCAGAGTAATGCTAATGATACATATCATCAGTCATACCCTGTAGGTACTTTCTTCCAAGATGGAAACAGAGTTTATGATGATAGTGATATGCCAACGTTATGGTATCCACTACAAAGATATCAAACGACTTGGGATAGAAATGCTGAAGGTAATACCTTTAGTTCTATTGGTGATCAAACTTATAAACTTGATGCTGGTCAGAATTATACAAACGGTGGTGGACTTAAAGCAGAATTAGGAGATCTGATTACTGCATACAACCTGTTTGATAATAAGGATGAGGTTCAAGTAGACTATCTGTTGATGGGACCATCTTCAGATAACCTTGCACAGTCTCAAGCAAAAGCAAATAAATTAATTGCTGTTGCTGATTCTAGAAAGGATTGTGTTGCTTGTTTATCACCACATAAAGGAACGGTAGTTAACATTACTGATCCTATTACTCAAACTGGAAACATTGTTGAGTTCTTTGGACCACTTACATCTTCATCTTATGCAATCTTTGATAGTGGTTATAAGTACACTTACGACAGATTCAATAACAAGTTCCGTTATCTTCCATGCAACCCCGACATTGCTGGATTGATGTGTCGTACTAACCTAGTTGCCTATCCTTGGTTCTCACCTGCTGGACAGCAAAGAGGTAATATTAAGAATGCTATTAAACTAGCATACAACCCAACTAAGTCTCAGAGAGACATACTTTATTCCAACAGGATTAACTCAATTATCAATACTCCTGGAACAGGAATCATCCTATTCGGTGATAAGACTGCATTATCTTATGCTTCTGCCTTTGATAGAATTAACGTTCGTCGTTTATTCTTGACAGTTGAGCAAGCATTAGAGAGAGCAGCACAAGCACAACTCTTTGAGTTTAACGATCAGATTACGAGGGCAAACTTCGTTAATATCGTTGAACCTTATCTACGAGATGTCCAAGCGAAGCGAGGTATCTATGATTACCTAGTAATTTGTGATGAGACTAACAACACTCCAGATATCATTGATAATAATGAGTTCCGAGCAGACATCTTCCTGAAGCCTGCGAAGTCGATCAACTACATCACACTGACCTTCGTTGCTACCCGTACTGGTGTTAGCTTTGAAGAAGTCGCTGGTAGAGTTTGACCCACTGGATGATTAAATAAAAAGGAGGATCAAAACCAATGGCAAGAGAAATCAGGAACATCACCGACTTTAAGGCAAAACTCTTAGGCGGTGCAGCAAGACCAAATTTATTTGAAGTATCAATTCCAACATTCCCATCTTTCGTAACTGGATGGGATGATGATACATTCAGTTTTTTATGTAAGGCAGCAGCATTACCTGCTTCCAACATTGCTCAGATTGACGTACCATTCCGAGGTCGTATTTTAAAGGTTGCTGGAGACAGAACCTTCGACACATGGACTGTTACTGTAATCAACGATGAAGACTTTAAACTAAGAACTTCATTTGAGCAGTGGATGAACCAAATGAGTAAGTTGGATAATGCTACTGGAGCAACCAACCCATCATCTTATATGACAGATGCTTATGTTTATCAGTTAGGTAGAGGACAACAGAAGTTCTCCACTGAGAATACTGATGCAGATAGTACTGTTCCTTTAAGAACTTATAGGTTCTATGACATCTTCCCAACGAATGTATCTCAGATAGATCTTTCATATGATACTTCTGACACAATAGAAGAATATACCGTTGAATTCCAAGTACAATACTGGCAAGCAGAAGCAACTGACCAAACTGGCACACCTGTGGTATAATAAATAGTACCAACAGAAGTATTAGATAGTTGTAATGGCCAAGTTGTTTGGATTCTCTATAGAGGATAACGAAAAGAAATCCCCTGGCGTAGTATCCCCCATACCTCAATCAAACGAGGATGGGGTTGATCACTACTTGACCAGTGGATTTTTTGGTTCTTATGTAGATATTGAAGGTGTATATAAGACCGAATATGATCTCATTAAGAGATACAGAGAGATGGCACTTCACCCAGAGTGTGATGGTGCTATTGAAGATATTGTAAACGAAGCAATAGTTAGTGATTTAAATGATAGTCCTGTTCAAATTGATCTAGATAATTTAAATGCAGGGGATAGTTTAAAGAAAAAGATTAGAGAAGAATTTAAAACTATATTAGAACTTCTAGATTTCGATAAGAAATCACATGAGATTTATAGAAATTGGTATGTTGATGGAAGATTATATTACCATAAAGTAATTGACTTAAAGAATCCACATGATGGAATTCAAGAGTTGAGGTATATTGATGCATTGAAGATGCGTTATGTTCGTGAATCAATTACTAAAAAAGATAAGAATGGTGGTGTACAGCAGAATGATGGAAGGGATGACCCAATGCAGTCTCCGTTCCCAAATATTAAGGAGTATTTTGTATATAACCCTAAGCAACAAGTAGCACCTTATGGTGGACAACCAGGTAAAGGATCTGGTGGTGGAACCAAGTTTGCAAGAGATGCAATTACATATTGTACTTCTGGATTAGTTGATAGAAATAAAGGTACAACATTATCATATCTACACAAAGCAATTAAATCTCTTAATCAACTTAGAATGATTGAGGATTCTCTTGTTATATACAGATTATCAAGAGCACCAGAAAGAAGGATATTCTATATTGATGTTGGTAACCTTCCTAAGATGAAGGCAGAACAATATCTACGTGACGTTATGATGCGTTATCGTAATAAGTTGGTGTATGATGCCAGCACTGGTGAGATCCGTGATGACAAGAAGTTTATGTCCATGTTGGAAGACTTCTGGTTACCCCGTAGAGAAGGTGGTAGAGGAACTGAGATTACTACACTACCAGGTGGACAGAACTTAGGTGAACTATCAGATATTAAGTACTTCCAGAGTAAACTCTATAGATCCTTAAACGTACCTGAGTCTAGACAAGGTGGTGAAGGTGGGTTTAACCTTGGAAGGTCTTCAGAGATCCTTAGAGATGAACTTAAGTTTACTAAGTTTGTAGGTAGACTACGTAAGAGATTCTCTAGAATGTTCAACGATATGTTGAAGACACAATGTTTACTTAAGAACCTAGTATCACCAGAAGATTGGGAAAAACTAGAAGAGCATATTCAATATGACTTCTTATATGATAACCACTTCTCTGAACTGAAGGAAGCAGAATTAATGACAGAGAGATTGAATATTGCTGCTACTGCAGAACCTTATGTTGGTAAATACTACTCACAAGATTGGGTTCGTCGTAAGATTATCCGTCAGACTGATGAGGAGATAATCGAACAAGATAAGCAGATTGCAAAAGAGATAGAACAGGGTGTAATACCAGATCCAATGGCTCCTATTGATCCTGAGACAGGATTACCAATGGAACCTATGGGTGGTATGTCACCAGATAACTCTAATGGAGCATCTGGTAAAACTCCCCTAGATCCTGAAGCACCAACCCTTACTTAATATGATCTCACTAAATCCGTCCAGTTGGTTTCCTCTTAAGGCAAAAAAAGATGAGGATAGTACTGACTGGTTGAATCGAGTAATTAATGAATTGGCACATCCACATGATTCAATGCCAATAGCAAATGGTGATAACAAGTATGCACCACCTGAACGTAGATCCGAATTAGATTTAGAAATGATTGCAATCGAAGAGAATCCAAGACCAGAAGAAGAAGTAGCAAACTGGTTTATTGATGAAGAAGATGGACAGGAGTATGAAGGTCCAGTAGAAGAGACCGTTCATGAAAAAATGTATAAGATAGCAACTAGTAAATATAATCCATTCGCTATTGGTGGATCAGAGAATATCCATGACTTTGATGAACGTACAGGAGGATCTGAAAATAGATTATCATAGGTTTTTAAATATACCTGATTATCTTCCAAATATAGACGTATCACAATATAAAACTAAAGGTATGGGATGGTTGCAATTCCATAAGCAACTACAATTTGAAGATTTAGGTAATGATAAAATTCTCCCGTGGTTAAACAGTATGGGATATAGTTCTCATTGGATAGAGTTTTTTTATACTCCACCACATGAGGATGGTATTGTACATTCTGATAATATTGGTGATTGGTCGTGGGCAAAAATAGTATATCAAATTGGTGCTAAAGGAAGCACTATGCGATGGTGGTCTTCTGATAAAGCATTTGAAGTTAGCACCGTAGATCCAAGAGCAGGTGGGGATAGAATAGATGACCATTATCATGGCAAAGTATTAGTTGCTAGACCAGAGGAGTCCACTATCGAGCATGAAGTGGAAGTTGGTACTTCTAGTCTTATTAATGTTGGTCCTCTGCATAGTTCTCATAACCCTACAGATGACAAGAGATTTACTATTACTATTGCTCTAATAGACAAGGATAAAAATTATGAACACAGAATCCTTTGGGATGAGGCAATAGAATCATTTAAGCCGTACATAGTTGCTTCATCTGATTCTTAAGTAGACCTTTGCGTCTTAATATGAATACCTCATGTGGGTTATTCTTATCAAAGTTTTTAAATTCAGTATCAATAAGATAATCAATTTGTTTATCTTCCCATGTGTCTAAGTCATAATTTGATCTAAATGCATGAGGATATTTTATGTTCTCATCAAATATAAAACATCTTTGTGCATGGAATATATTGGGATCTATTGGATAGTTTATATCAGTCCACTCTTCAATCATAGGTGCTTGAGATATAAGCATATCCTCTATCTCTGAGAAGATATATTCTTTATTATTAAACATGAAGGCAAAACTTCCTGCATGTAGAGTATGACCATGCTTACCTTTATCTAATATTTTTCCAGTTTTCATATAATGATTAACTGAAGTGAAGATCTCTCTATAATGATCTCCTAGCATTCCTTCATTCTCTCTTACATAATTAAACAAGCAATCATAGAATCTTCTATATGATATGTCCAATTTATTATGGAAGTATTTTGATATTACTTGAGTGTAACCAGCAATATGGAATTGAACAATTAACCAACCATACATATATGCTTCTATTAATTCGTCATTGCTCATTGTATTTGTCTCAGAGATGAGTTCTATAATCTCTACAACTCCATCATAATCTCTGTCATTACCAAAGGAAACATAATCTTCAGACTTAATAGTTTTTATTCCATGTAATTCTCTTGAGAGTTTACTATTCAGTTCTGTATTGCCAAATAGTTGACAGAACCATACGTCAATTGATTCATGTTGACCGCATTCAAGAACTTTTGAGAATCCTTCCTTCCATGAATCTAAGGTCTCTTCAGGTAGACCTAAAATAAATTCAGTATATGTTTTAACTCCATATTCTTTACTCTTCTCTATTTGTTCGGTTATCCGATTAACCTTCATATTCTTTCTTTTAATTGCTTTAAGTGTAGGTTCATTCATACTCTGAACACTTATAGTTACTCCTCTACTAATGTCACCAACTATCTTTGCAATTTCAAAAACAACTTCTGTAGAATTTTTAGTGTATTGAATATTGATTGCTTCTAGATTACCTTTATCTGCTGCTTCTCTAAACATCTTTGCAATCTCAACATCTCTATCTCTAAAGATACCGAAGTTGGCATCAGCATTAAATATAAATCCAACATTATGATCACCTGCCCATTCAATGTCTTGTTTGACCCGTTCAAGGTCAAACTTTTTAATTTTCTGATATGTCATTCCACCCCAATCACAGTAAGTACACATATGTGGACAACCACGATTAGTCTCCATAGTCATAGCCCACATGACATCAGGATTATTCTGAATGATATTATCAAAAAGACCACTCTGATAAGGGCTAGGGAAGTCCAAGACTTCAATTCTTTCCTTAGCATAAACACGTTCAATTGATTCATTATTATTAATCTTTCGTAGAAGATCACAGAATGATTCTTCACCTTCAGAGATGATGATGGTGTCTATAAATTCATACTCAAGTAAATGTTTTGTTCCTTGAGGACCACCAAATTCAATAATACAGTCTGGATACTTCTCTTTGATTAATTTTGCTACATGTAAATTATAGCGTTCATTCCAAATATAACAACTAAACGCACATATTGCTGGATTATCTAAACGATCTAATATATCTGCTGGATCTTCTCTTCTGAATATAAACTCTTTTAATTCAAAGTTATCTGTAATATCTTTGAACTGACTACAATAACTCCATAGACACCCTACACTATAAGGCAACCAGTAGGTGTCTTCTTTTCTTATTTCCACAGCATACTGTGGTTGGAACATGTAGACGTTATGCATGTAACCCTAGTTTATGCGATTCTATAACAGGAGATTTCATTCTTACGATAGCATTTTTCATTAATCCTCTTCTGATTAATAACCATGTATCGTACCTCATTTCTTCTGTTCTAGAATTGGTCATCTTATAATATATATCCTTATTATCCCAACAAGGGGTCTCAATATCAAAAGGAAGTTTTAATATTAATGGATATTCTATCTCAGGATTATACACGTATTCCTTCTGGAAGGCGAATAAATCTGGATCTACACCTTCTAAGGTATCCGCACATTCTTTTACAAATTCAAAAGTCTTTTCTCTGTATTCAAAGAGAGCATCACGATCAGTTGCCATAGACATTTCTAACTTATGTCCTCTATCCTTATCTTCTGCAACTTTTCCTGTTGACATATAACTGTAAATTCTATCATATAGATTTCTATAACTTTCTCCTATATGTCCATCATCTTTAATTATTCTCTCAAACATAGTGTCATAGAATTTTCTATATGGTATATCAAGTTTATGTCTATAATATTTGGCAACCCATTGAGAGTATCCATTTATATGGAATTGAACTATCATCCAACCATATAGGTAGCATTGTACTAAATCTTCTGTTGATAGTGTATTGGTTTTATTAATAAGTTCTATTGTCTCTTTTACTTCTTGATAATCTTTTCTATTGGAGAATGATATATAATCTTCTGCAGTAATAGTTTTGATGCCATATATCTTCCTAGATAATTCACTATTTAATTCAGTATTACCAAATACTTGGCAAAACCAAACATCAATAGAATAGTGTTGACCTGCTTCTAATAGAGCACAGAATCCTTCCTTCCAAGATTCAAATGTCTCTTCAGGAAGACCAAGAATAAGTTCAGTGTATGACATAACACCCCACTTATTTGCTAATTTCATATGACTTGCAATATCATTTAATTTTAAATTTTCCCTCTTGATTGCTTTTAAAGTTGGTTGGTTCATACTTTGAACGCTTATAGTAACACCTCTCCTATCATATTCTCCTAATACATGTGATATTTCAAATCCAGATGTTCCATTTTTAGAATCTTGTACAACAATATCTTCAATTATACTATCTGGATGATCTGCTGCATCTCGTAGCATTTGTGCTATTTCTAAATCTCTCTTCCTAAAAATTCCAAAGTTGGCATCAATACAGAATAGGTATTGACATTTATGATTAATGATCCAATTTAAATCATCTTGTACTCTTCCCATGTCAAACTTATTAACTCTACCGTAAGTGGTTCCACCCCAATCACAGTAAGTACACATATGTGGGCAACCTCTATTAGTCTCTATAATAGCTGCCCATATAGTATCTGGATTATCTTCTACTAGTTTATCAAATACTCCTGCTTGATACGGACTTATAAAGTTTAGTTCTTTTAATCTATCTCTTTCATAAACTTTTTTTATCTCATTACCATCTCTTACACTTCTAAGTAGATCTAAGAAGTGTGGTTCTCCATCACCACCAAGTTGGATACAATCTATAAAGTCGTTATCATCAAGCATTTTTTGGGTAGTCTGAGGACCACCAAATTCAATAATACAATTTGGATATTTATTTTTAATTATCTCTGCTATATGTAATTGATATTGAACATTCCATACAAAGCAACTAAACCCACATACTACTGGGTTATCTAAACGTTCTAAAATTTTATCTGGATGTTCTCTTTTAAAGAAAAGTTCTTTAAATTTATAGTGCTCATTTATGTCTTCAAATTGTGTACAGTAGCTCCATAAGCATGCAGCACTATACGGCATCCAATAGTTATCTTCCTTTCTAACTTCAACTGAAAACTGTGGTTGAAATAGGTAGACGTTCGCCACCATATTGATATCTGTACTCCTTCTTGGTATTTATTGCTAAATAGTTTAGCAAATTACTTTATAAAAGACAATGGATGAACTTTTAGATATGGTTGTAAATGATGCATCTGCGTCTGATATTACCGATAAAATTAAAGATATTTTATACACAAAATCTTCTGAGAGAATTGATGGAATGAAGCCTTCTGTACATGATTCAGCGTTTGCTCCACAAGCAGAAGAATCTCCTGAATCAGAAGAATAGTATAAATATATAATAAAGTGTTTTTTTGGTAAAATGAAACTCATAAGAGAAGAGATTGAAAAGGTAGAAGTTATCACCGAAGCAGTTGGTGGTAAGAAGAATCTTTTCATTAAAGGTGTCTTCCTCCAGAGTGAAATGGTAAACCGTAATGGTCGGTTATATCCAATGAAAATTATGGAGAAAGAGGTTGGAAGGTATTCTAAGGATTACGTCGCTAAAGGACGTGCTCTTGGAGAATTGGGTCATCCCGATGGTCCTACCGTAAACCTCGATAGAGTTTCACACAAAATTACAGAATTGAAGCAAGAAGGCAACAACTTTGTTGGTAAGGCACAGATTTTATCTACCCCTATGGGTAAGATAACTGAGTCTCTTTTAAAGGACGGTGTAACTCTTGGAGTATCTTCTAGAGGTATTGGTTCTTTAAGGGATTCCCCTAAAGGATACAAGGAAGTTGGTGAAGATTTCATGTTGGCAACTGCTGCTGATATAGTGGCAGACCCTTCTGCACCTGATGCATTTGTTCAAGGCATCATGGAAGGTAAGGAATGGTATTGGGATAATGGTGCGTTATTGGAACGTGCTGCAGAGACAACTAGGAATAATATTGAACGTGCAGTAGTCTCTAGGAATCTTGAAGAGAAGAAACTTGGATTATTCCAAGACTTTCTCAATACATTATAGTTAATATAACTTAAATAACCAAATTTATAAATAAATATAGATTTCTACACAGCAAATCGGAGAAACTTCAAATGTCTAGTGACAAAAATTTACAGGAAATGGAAGCGGGCACTAAGCAATCCAACACTGCCGTGAATGCGAAAGCAGGAGCAGGGGATGCAATGCCCAAGTTAACAACAGGTGGAACGCCTCAAACTTGGGAAGATCTTGGTGGACCAGATCCTACAAACTACAAGCCAGATGACAATTCAGCAGCCCTGAAGACACCTGGTTCTACCCTCAAGCAGGTTAAGGACGTAGTAACGAACCGTAAAGGTAAGAAAGACGGTGCATCAGGTAATGATGTAGGCGTTGGTAAAAAACTCGCAAACGTACCTGAGGAAGAAGAAGTGAAACTCGAAGCTGATCAGGAAGTTGTCGCTGAAGACGAAGTAGCAACTGATGAAGTTGTTGCTGAAGAAGAGACTACTGAAGAGGAAGTCGTTGCTGAAGAAGAAGCAACTGAAGCAGAAGAGACTGCTGAAGTCGTTGCTGAAGAAGAAGCAGTAGAAGAAGAAGAAGTAATTGACGTTGAAGAAGACGTTAAGGCACTTCTTGATGGAGAAGAACTTAGTGAAGAGTTCCAATCTAAAGCTCGTACAATCTTTGAAGCCGCTCTCAGATCTAAAGTATCTGAAGTTAAAGAGCATATGACAAAGCAGTTCGAGGAAACTTACGAGGAAAAACTCGTAGAAGAGGTAGATGCAATTCGTGGTTCTATTACAGAGCGAATTGATTCATACCTAGAATATGTTGCAGAAGAATGGGTCACTGAAAACCAGCTCGCAATCGAGTCTGGACTCAAGGCAGAGATGACCGAATCATTCCTCAGTGGCATGAAGAGTCTTTTTGAAGAACATTATGTATCAATCCCTGAAGACAAATATGATGTCCTTGAGAATATGGTAGACAAACTTGATGACATGGAGACCAAGCTCAACGAGCAGATCGAAAAGAATATCACATTGAACAAGAGACTTGCAGAGTCTGTTGCTCAAGAGATCTTCGCTGACGTATCTGAAGGTTTAGCACTGTCGCAAAAAGAGAAGTTAGCTTCCTTAGCAGAGAGTGTGGAGTTTGAAAGTGACGACGAATATCGTGAGAAATTGGAGACATTGAAGGAGTCTTATTACCCTTCAAAAGGAAATTCTCCAGCAAAAGCAAAATCTGAAACCCTATCTGAAGGGGTTGACGTTGCAGATGATGCATACGCATCACAGTCAATGAATGCTTACCTTAAGACACTTTCAGGCATCGCTAAGAAGTGAATTTAAGATTATTTAATTCAAAACTCAATTAACACATTTAAGGAAACTAGCAATGTTTCAATCAGAAGCCTTGCAAGAGAAGTGGGCTCCAGTTCTCGATTATGATGGTCTAGATAAAATCGAAGATTCTCATAAAAGAGCTGTTACCGCAGTCTTGCTAGAAAACCAAGAACAATTTTTAAGAGAACAAACAGCATTCTCATCTGGAATGTTGACAGAAACACCAACCAACGCAGGTAATGCTGCTGGTGCTGGCGGTGGATTCGGAGCTGACGCTGATGCTGCAGGTCCTGTCGCTGGTTTCGACCCTGTTCTTATCAGTCTTATACGTCGTGCTATGCCTAACTTGGTGGCATACGATTTAGCTGGCGTACAACCAATGAGTGGTCCTACTGGACTTATCTTCGCAATGCGTTCACGCTACACTAATCAGAGCGGAACTGAGACCTTCTACAACGAAGTTGATACTGCATTCTCTGGTCAGGACGATGGTCTTGATGAGGCAAGCGGATTCTCCGACGGCGTTGCAGGTATGGGTACAACCTCACAAGCAGGTTCAAACCCAGGTCTTCTTAATCCTGTTGGAACTGCTTCATCTACTGGCTACAATGTAGGTCAGGGTATGAAGACTGGAGATGCTGAGAACCTAGGAAATGGTACTGGCAACCAGTTCAACGAAATGGCATTCAGCATCGAGAAAGTTCTCGTTGAAGCCAAGTCAAGAGCTCTAAAAGCAGAGTACTCACTAGAACTCGCTCAAGACCTCAAGGCGATCCACGGATTGAACGCTGAAGCAGAACTTGCAAACATCCTAAGTACAGAGATCCTTGCGGAAATTAACCGTGAAGTTATCCGTACCATCTACAAGGTTGCTGAACAAGGTGCTGCTGCTAACACTGCAACTGCAGGTGTCTTCGACTTAGACATCGACAGTAATGGTCGTTGGTCCGTTGAGAAGTTTAAAGGTCTCTTATTCCAGATCGAGCGTGATGCTAACGCAATCGCACAAAGAACTCGTCGTGGAAAGGGTAATGTAATCATGTGTTCTGCTGACGTTGCATCTGCATTGTCAATGGCTGGAGTACTAGACTACACACCTGCTCTTAACGCTAACCTTAACGTTGATGACACAGGCAATACATTTGCTGGTGTTCTACTCGGTAAGTATAGAGTTTACATCGACCCTTATGCTGCTAACGTTGCTGCTCAACAGTACTACGTTGTAGGATACAAAGGATCTTCTCCTTATGACGCTGGTCTGTTCTATTGCCCTTACGTTCCGCTACAAATGGTACGTGCTGTGGGAGAGAACACCTTCCAACCAAAAATTGGATTTAAGACAAGATACGGTCTTGTTGCTAACCCATTTGCCGAAGGTACAGATCAAGGTCTTGGAAGACTTAAGGTTAACCAGAACCGCTACTACAGACGTGTTCAAATCAAGAACCTCATGTAATTCAGATATTACATATCTTAAGAGAGACCCTTTACGGGTCTCTTTTTTTATGCAATAATATATGAGTCAAGGCATCGCTACCTATGACTGCTCTGGAGTAATCTTTGATGGGTTCTATACCAGGGGCGAAGAACCCATCTTTACAAACTTTACATTAAGAAAACCTTAAACTTGTAAATAATTATTCAACTTGAGGAATTTGCATGAGTGTCATTATCTACCTAGATCACATTGAAGAACTAGAGCAAGAGAATGAGGAACTAAAGCAAGAGGTCATGTATCTCAGAACACTATTAGAATATGATTCAAAAACTGTTGCCATCCAACGATCCACTATTACACGCAAGGATAGATAAGTGTAGTTACAACTTAGATAGATCTAAGTTATCCTATCAATTGCATGAAAATATGTTCCACTATAATGGAGTGGGACTATCAGCAAACCAAATAGGTATAAAAGAACGAGCATTTGTAATGATATCTAACATGGAGTTGCAAGAGACAATTACATGTTTTAATCCAAAAATAATAAAAGAATCTAAGAAGATGGTAAAATTAGAGGAAGGGTGTTTATCCTATCCCGATGTCTTTTTGGATGTTGAAAGACCAGATTATATTGTTGTTAAATATGAAGATGAAGGTAAAGAAGTACATAAAGTAAAACTAGAAGGATTCATTGCAAGGATATTTTTGCATGAATATGATCACATGGAAGGTATCGACTTCACTGAACGTGCTAAATAGTATTGTAAACTTATGTTACGACCAATGTTCTGCAGAGCAAGGAAGTCTATTAAAGAGTATAGACAGTTCCAATTAAAGTTTTATAGACGTGCTCAAGAGTCTCTTGAAGTTCGTTTAGCAGGAATTTCTGCTGCTATAAATAAATTGGAGGAAATCGTTGCAAAGGATTCAGATGAAACCATCACCGAAGCAAGCACAGGAAATAGTGAAGAACTATGAGAAAGTGGTTGAACATTTAATCTCTGAAAAGTACGCTACTGATAGAGATAACGCAGATAGTATCATTGAAGGAATGAGTGAAGATTGGTACAACCTTATTATAGAGGGTTAATTTAAGTATAAACCCCCTATATATTATTAGAAGAGTGATTATTATGTTGAATAATAAATGGATAGCAATTAGTTTAGGAACTGTGCTGGGCATAACCCACATTGGTATGATTGGGTTACTTGCCAATAGGAAGACCATGCCTGTAGTAAATCTACCAGTTGGTCCATATACGTCTTACAAAGTAGAAGCAAGTAAGGAAGGATATAAAATACAATATCGTGCAAACGATCCCAAGACGATGCTTGTGGAACGGGATATTAAAAAGAAAGGCGGCTTTCTGGGACTGGGTAACAACATTGTTCGTGTCAGAGAAGAAGTCAAGGTGGATGGGTCTGAGTACTCATTTAACAAAGTGGCAGCAAAGAATTCAAAATCCGAAGAGTGCATCGAAGCAATCGGATCAGGAAAGGGAACAGGTAAAATGGTCGGTGCTAGTGTTGGTGCTGCTGTGGCCCCTAGTCTCACTGGGGTTCCCTTCGTTGGTTGGGTTCTTGCTGGAGCTGCTACGATGATGGGTATGGATGCAGGTTCTGATATAGGTGGTACAATGGTAGAAAGTATTAATCCTAATTGTGAACCTGAGGACTTAAAAGATGCATCTTGATGAGAAAATTAAGTCCACAAAAGTAAGGATTAAAGAGTTAGAATTGCTTATTGAAGCATGGAAAAAACAAATTGAGGAAAAAAAGAATGCAAGTTCATGAATTGATTAATAAAATATCTACTGTTATTCGTTGTTCGTACAGTTCATTACCTGGAATTCATCCATTACACCTTAGTCCTGAGATGTCAGAGATATATGGTACTATGGACGAAGAGAAGTTACAGATACATAATGAAGTGTATAAGTGTCCAGGTCTTCGCAAGATTCATTTAGAAACTGCTAAATTAGGATCTTTAGATGTCCTACACTGTGTATTTTTTCCTGATCCAAAATATGACTTACCAATCTTTGGTGCTGATATTGTCGCTACTCCTAGAGGAGTTGGGGCTGCTATCGTTGATTTATCACCTGTTGGTGATTTCTCTTCCACCCTTACCGAGAAGTTAAGAAACATTAGTACCTCTTTTAATTTTAAAGAAGAAAGGACTCTTCCTGAATGGGGTGATATATTCTCACCTTACTGTAAATTCCTTAGACCAACTAACAAAGTAGAGGAATCGCAGTTTGTTAATGCTGTAGAATCATATCTTACCATCTATACCTTGGCGGTTATGGATGCTAAACCTGTACATGGTGAAGAAGAAAGATTAAAAGCACAGTTAAATTATTGTAATCAACAGAAGAAGAACGATAAGACTCGTGGCATCCTTGAGAGATGCTTTGATAAAGAATGGACAGATAGATATATGGATGAAGTGTTGTTTGATGAACCTAAATAGTGGTACTATATTAATAACCTTTGGTGACAGTTGGACTGTAGGTGAAGGTGCAGGTTATACAAAAGGTATGACCAAGATACGTTTTGAAGAATTATTCAAACGTAATGAAGACATTTGTTGGAAAAAAGGATGGAGAAAGAAGGTTGTAGATCATTTTAATATTGATCATTTAAATTTTAGTACCTTTGACTCTACTAATACACAACAATTTGAATCTGCTAAAAAGTTTTTTATTGGTAAAAAATTTCAAGAATTAACTAAGACTAAAAATAAAATAATAATTTTATGGGGTCTTACTAGTTTAAAAAGAGATAGTACTACTATAAAAGACTTGGAATTAGATATCCTTCATTGGAATCAATATATTAAACTGTTAAATAATGGAATAAAACCCACCATTATTAATTTTTGGTATGATACCTATATCTCTAAGGAGTATAGTATAAAACCAAATAATCTTATTGGTTCAAAAAGATCTAAAAGAGATCTTTTATCTTTGATATGTCTTAACTTCGATACTGATAGAGTTGAAACTGGTTTTGAATTTGCAGATAATAATAAATTAGTTGACCCATACACGTATCATCCTAGAGCAGAACAACATTCTGTAATTGCTGATTACTTTATTAATTACTTAAAACCACATATGTAAAATGGCAGAATCTAGAAATCTCTATACCAATCAGTTATCTAACAGGAACTTCTTATCCTCTATAGGATTTAGATTTACCTTGAGTAGAGCTAGAAAGGTATCATTCTTATCAAACTCTGCAAATATTCCTGGTTTACAATTGGGTGTAGCAGTGCAACCAACTTACTTAAAGGATATTGATGTTCCTGGTGATAAGATGTTCTTTGATGATTTTATTCTAAGGTTTATAGTTGATGAAGATTTAGAAAATTATATGCAGATACAAAACTGGATGCGTGGTTTAGGTTATCCAGAAACATTAAATGAAGTTGCTAGACTTGAAAGAACTAATAAGCAGAATGAACCTCAAGCAAAGTCGATGGACATATATTCTGATGGAACCTTACAGGCATTGAATAGTAATCAAAGAGTACAATTCCAAGTTCAGTTTAATGATATGTTCCCAGTAGCATTGTCAGATTTATCATTTGATGCTACTAATCCAGACATAGAGTACTTTACAGCAGAGGCAGTTTTCAAGTATACTTTCTATAAGATACAAAGCCCAGAGGGAAAAACTTTATGATATTTTGGATTGGATTCTTTGTCATGTTCTTCAATGAAGGATTTGTTATGATGCGACACGTATCACCGTGGTTCGCAAGACAAAGAGATAAATTTATTAAAAAGTATGGTGATAATGCATGGTATAGATTTCACGGTACTTTAGATTATACTTGGATGATCCTTGTAGGTTTAGGATTAATATTAAACCCTAATAGATTGTTTCACATAGCAGTGTTAGCAACCTTCTGGGGTGGTTCTTTTGCAATTTTTTATGCACCACGGTGGATAAAGAAGTGGATACAAGATGGAGGATTTGATGGATGACACTTGACCTTGATATGATACAGAAAATGTGGGAGAAAGACTCCAACATTGACCTTGACAATTTACATACAGAGTCTATAAATATCCCTAAATTACATGCTAAATACTATGAGATCTATAATAACATAGTTCTTTTAAAGAAAAAAGCAGAGCAACAGCGTAAGAACACTCGTCATGAACGGTATGAATACTTCACGGGAAAAGCAGATCCTGAGGTTTACACAGAGAATCCCTTCCCTAAAAAAATTAGAGACAAAGACACACTTCAAAAATACCTAGACGCAGACGAGAGTTTATCTTCAGTTAGTTTAAAAATAGATTATTATGATACTATTTTAAATTATTTGGAAAGTATACTTAGGGTTATTCAAAATAGAACATACCAGATTAAGAATGCTGTTGAATTTATGAAATTCCAAGCAGGTTATGGTTGATGTAGTTATTCATAAGTTAAATGAGGTACATCTTAAAATAGTAGCTGAACCACATGTTGACTATGAATTAAGAGATCATTTTACATTTGAAGTTCCAAACGCAAAGTTTATGCCACAGTATCGTGGTAGGAATTGGAATGGAGAAATACATTTATATGATTTGCGATCTAAAAGACTTTATGTTGGTCTCTTAGATCGTTTAGTATCTTTTTGTGTTAGTAGAGATTATAAGTTTAAATTTGAAGCAAATAAATTTTATGGTTCTCCTTTTGAGATTAATGAAGGAGTATCTAGAGAAGGAGTAAAGGATTATATAACATCTATTACTAATTTGAAAGCGAGGGATTATCAGGTTGAGGGAGTATATGATGCTTTAAGGCATAATAGAAGATTATTGATATCTCCCACTGCTTCTGGCAAATCGCTGATGATTTACGCAATCGTAAGGTATTTTGTAAGTAAGAACCAAAAAATACTTCTAGTTGTGCCAACGACATCGCTTGTAGAGCAGATGTATAAGGACTTTGCTGACTACGGATGGGTTCCTGATTCATATTGTCACCGTATATATTCGGGTAAAGAGAAGACGAATGAATTCCCAGTTACTATTACTACATGGCAATCTATCTATAAATTAGATCGACCATTCTTTGAAGATTATGATGTTGTTATTGGTGATGAAGCTCACTTATTTAAAAGTAAGTCCTTAATATCTATAATGACGAAGTTGGACAACGCTAAGTATAGGTTTGGATTCACTGGTACTTTAGATGGCACACAGACCCATAAGTGGGTCTTAGAAGGAGTGTTTGGTCCATCCTATAAGGTAACTAGAACTGCTGAATTAATGGAGAAGGGTCATGTTGCACAGTTGGATATTCAATGTATTGTATTAAAACATTCACCACAAAAATTTGAAGTATTTGAAGATGAAGTTCAATATCTTATTAATCATGAACAAAGAAATAACTTTATTAAAAACTTAGTTCTTGATTTAAAAGGTAATACACTTGTGTTATTCCAAAGAGTTGAAGCACATGGTAAACCCTTATTTGAATTAATCCAATCATCTTCCTTTACAGAAAGAAAAATATTCTTTGTTCATGGTGGAGTAGATACTGAAGAGAGGGAAGAAGTAAGAAAGATTGTAGACTGTGAACAGAATGCCGTAATTGTAGCATCTTATGGTGTGTTTTCCACGGGTATAAATATTAGAAACCTTCATAATGTAGTTTTTGCTTCCCCATCTAAGTCTAGGATACGCAATCTTCAATCAATTGGTAGAGTTCTTAGGAAGGGTAATAATAAAACTAAAGCGAGATTATATGATATATCTGATGATTGTTCTTACAGGTCGAAGAAGAACTATACGTTAAATCATCTCATTGAGAGAATAAAAATTTACAACGAAGAAAAATTTAATTATGACATCGTAACTGTAAATTTAAAATAGGAGAATATATGGAAGACGATTTTTACGCAACAATTAAACTCAAGAGCGGTGAAGAGATTTACACGAAGGTTGCTCCCTGTTACGAAGAAGATAAGACATTACTATTAATAACAAATCCTATTACTTTAGAATCTATTCACGGACCTAGAGGTTTAAGTGGTTATAAATTAGAACCTTGGTTAAAGACGACTAAAGAAGATATGTTTGTTATTGATATGGATAATGTTATTACTGTAAGCGAATCTAAGGATATTGAGATGATTATGATGTATCAATCTTGGGTAAGAGAAGCAGATGCCCAACAAAAAGACCCCTCAGGGATCAGAAAAAAGATTAATGGTAAAATGGGATATAAAGGTAACGTCGCTGATACTAAAGAGATTTTAGAGAAGCTCTTTGAGAAGGACCAATAAGAACCCTTTGAACCTTGACAGGCACATTGTACCCATTTTCTGATACCTTGTCAAGTTGTCCTCATTCGTTATAGATGTTATAATTACTTCAACACAGGGAAATTCGTATGGCTGGTGTAACTAAAAGAAAAAGATCTATTCATTACGTCAATAATAAGGAATTTCTTGCTGCCTTAATTTTATATAAAAAGGATGTTGCTGAAGCAGAGGAATTGGGTAAACCTAAACCTAGGATTACCAATTACCTTGGTGAATGTTTTTTAAAGATAGCAACCCATTTATCTTTTAAACCAAATTTTGTTAATTACATCTTTAAGGATGACATGATCTCTGATGGAATCGAAAATTGCGTTCAATACATACATAATTTTAATCCTGAGAAATCCCAAAATCCTTTTGCTTACTTTACGCAGATTATTCATTATGCGTTTTTACGTAGGATACAAAAAGAAAAGAAGCAGTTAGAAATTAAAAACAAAATTATCGAGAAGAATGGTTATGAAGAAGTCTTTCATGACGATAGTCTCACTGAAGGTGGGAACTATTCCGACTATAATAGTATAAAAGATTCTATTCATTCCAAGACTCGGTATCAATGAAGGTAGCAATAATAACCGATCAACATTTTGGTGCTCGTAAGAATTCCAAATTGTTCCACGATTACTTTCTAAAATTTTATAACGATATATTCTTTCCAGAAATAGAGAACAGAGGTATTGATACCATTATTGATATGGGAGATACTTTTGATAATAGGAAGGGTATAGATTTTGCTGCCTTAAAATGGGCAAAGGAGAATTATTTTGATAAACTTACATCCTATACTATCCATACTATTGTTGGTAACCATACTGCTTATTATAAGAATACCAACGAAGTAAATGCTATAGATTTACTACTTAAGGAATACCCTAATATAACTTGTTATTCTGATACTACAGAAGTTAAGTTTGGTAAGTTAAAGACTTTATTAGTTCCTTGGGTATGTAAAGAGAATGAAGATGAGACTTTTAAAAGGATTAAAGCATCTAAAGCAAAAGTTGTTTTTGGTCATTTAGAATTGAACGGATTCACTGCTACTCGTGGACATGTCATGATGAATGGGTATGAGACTGATGTTTATGATAAATTTGCAAAGGTATTTTCTGGTCACTATCATACAAGATCTAATAATGGAAAGATATATTACTTAGGTAATCCATATGAGATGTTTGCTAATGATACTGGAGACAATAGAGGATTCCATATATTTGATACTGAGACTCTTGAAACTGAGGAGATTCGTAATCCATATAGAATTTTTTATAATGTCTATTATGAGGATGACAATGCACAGACATTTGATGCTAGACAATATACGGATAAGATAGTAAAATTGTTTGTAAAGAAGAAGACCTATCCTAAAAAATTTGAGAAGTTTGTAGATAAACTTTATGCTGCTAATATCGCAGAGTTAAGGATTGTAGAGAACTTCAATGATATAAACGATAAGGTTGATGATACTGATATTGAATCTGAGGATACTATATCACTATTAAATAGGTATGTAGAAGAAACTGAAACTACTTTAAACAAGTCACAAATTCAGGGTCTTATACAGGAAATCTATAGGGAGGCATGTGAATTAGTTTAATGTACATACTTACCCTAGAAGGTCGTGAAGACCAAGGAGCGTACTCCGTTACAAATGAACAGGGACGACAAGTTCTATATCTTTTTGAACAGGAAGACGATTGTGATCGGTTTGCTATGATGTTAGAAGAGAGGGAGAATCATCCTGAATTAAATGTCTTAGAAGTCGATGACCATTTAATTGTCAAAACATGCCAGTTGCATGGATATGAGTATGCAATAATTACTGGTAATGATCTTGTGATACCACCTGAGAATGATAACATTTAAAAAACTTCGGTATAAAAATTTTCTGAGTACGGGCAATCAATTTACTGAGATTGTATTTGATAAAAACTCATTTAATACTTTAGTTGTTGGGAATAACGGTGCTGGTAAAAGTACTATTCTCGATGCTTTGACATTTTCATTATTTGGTAAATCTTATAGGGGTGTAAGTAAGAGTCAATTAATTAATAGTGTTAATGAAAAAGGGACAGAGGTTGAGATTGAGTTTGAGATTGGTACAGTTGAATGGAAGATTGTTAGATGTATTAAACCAACTAAGTTTAATATCTCTAAGAATGGTGAGGTATTAAATCAAGATGCTCATGCAAATGCACAGCAGACTTGGTTAGAGAATGTAGTTCTTAAGATGAACTATAAGTCATTTACACAGATTGTTATTCTTGGTAGTAGTAATTTTGTTCCTTTTATGCAATTAAGTGCTTCTAATAGGAGAGAGGTTATAGAGGATTTACTTGATATTAAAATATTCTCTCAGATGAATTCTGTTCTTAAGGATAAGACTAAAATAGTTAAGGATGAGATTAAACAGTTAGAATATAAATTGATGACTTTGGAGGAAAAGTATGAGATGCAGCAATCTTTTATGGATGAGATTGAGGCATTAGGTAAGAAGGATATTAGTAATAAAAAGAAGTCAATTAAGCAACTTATTAAAGAACAAGAAAATCTATTAGAAGAAGAAAAGGAACTTCAAAAGTCTTTAGAATCTAAGAATACTGAGTTAGAATCTTTTGGTGGATCAAGAGAAAAACTTCGTAAGTTAGGAAACCTTAAAGGAAAAATTACCCAAAAAGTATCTACCATTACTAAAGAACATAAGTTCTTCACAGATAATGTAACATGCCCTACATGTACCCAATCCATTGAGGAGGAGTTCAGAATAAATAAAATTAAGGACTCCCAAAATAAAGCAAAAGAGTTGCAATCTGGGTATAAAGAACTCGAAGAAGCAATTAAAGAGGAAGAGTTGAGGGAGTCCACCTTTATTAAAATATCCGACGAGGTAACTAATCTAACGCATGGCATTTCTCAAGTTAACACCAAAGTCTCTGGATTCCAAAAGCAAGTCAGAGATCTGGAACAGGAAATTCAAACTCTTACCACTCAACTTGAAGACAGAAATACTGAAAATGAAAAGTTAGCAAACTTTAAAAAACAATTTGAGATTGCCACGGCAGATGCGGATTCTAGAAAAGATGATATAATAAGGTACAACTTTGTATTTGATCTCCTGAAGGATGGTGGTGTTAAAACCAAAATCATCAGGAAGTATCTACCTCTGATTAATCAGCAGGTAAACCGTTATCTTCAGATGATGGACTTTTATATTAACTTCTCATTAGATGAGGAGTTTAATGAGTCTATCAAATCTCCTATACATGAGGACTTCTCATATTCTTCTTTTAGTGAAGGTGAGAAGATGAGGATTGACTTGGCACTTTTGTTTACGTGGCGAGAAGTTGCTAAAATAAAGAACTCGTTGAATTGTAATCTCATCATTTTTGATGAGACATTTGATTCTTCTCTCGATGGGTTCGGCACAGACGAATTTCTTCGGATCATTCGATTTGTGGTAGAGAAGGCAAATGTCTTTGTAATCTCTCATAAGGAGGGTTTACAAGATAAATTCTCAAATGTAATTAAATTTGAAAAAATTAAAGGATTTAGTAGGATGAAATCATGACAAGATCATTAGTAACTGGAGGAGCAGGATTCATAGGATCAAACCTCGTAGATAAACTTCTTTCAGAAGGACATGAGGTGATTGTAATTGACAATGAGTATTCTGATGCTCATGATCAGTTTTACTGGAATGATAAAGCAGAGAATCATAAGTTTGATATCTGTGATTATGAGAATACAAGACCATTATATGATGGTGTTGATTACGTATTCCATATTGCAGCAGAAGCAAGAATTCAACCAGCAATTGAGAATCCTATAAAAGCAGTTGAGATCAACTGTGTAGGTACTACAACGGTCTTGCAATGTGCTAGAGAAGCAGGTGTGAAGAAGGTAATGTATTCATCTACATCATCTGCTTATGGTATGGGTAAGACACCAAATGCTGAGTGTAACCCAGAGGATTGTTTAAATCCTTATTCAGTATCTAAGGTTGCTGGTGAGAAGTTGTGTAAGATGTACACAGATCTATTTGGTCTTAAGACTGTTATCTTTAGATACTTTAATGTCTATGGTGAGCGTCAACCACTAAGAGGACAGTATGCTCCTGTTATTGGTATATTCTTACGTCAAAGAGCAGCAGGTGAGAAGTTAACTGTTGTTGGTGATGGTGAGCAACGTAGAGACTTTACACATGTGTCTGATGTAGTTCATGCAAATTATCTTGCTGCTGTTACTGATATTAAAGATGAGGATTATGGAGAAGTTTATAATGTAGGTAATGGTACAAACTATTCTGTTAATCAAGTTGCAAGAATGGTCACATGCCTAGATAATAGGATCACATATATTCCAGAGAGAACTGGTGAAGCAAGAGAAACACTTGCACAGAATACTTTACTCAGGTTAATCTTTGGTTGGAGACCAACTGTAGATCTGGAGGATTGGATTAATGGACAAACCCTATGATGATTCCAATTGGAGAGAAGATTATAAAGCATATACTTCTAGTAGGTATGAGTTAGATCTTCTTGAGAATGGTCCTAGGAGTCTTGCTCAATCTTGGATGATGGGTGCATTGCACAACAAATGGAAGAAGATTCATGGTATAGTAGAACCTGAACCTCCTGATTGTTCATCCAATCTTAAGGACTCACTTAAAAAGTTCGATGAAATTACCTAACTGGCAGCACAATTCGGGCAAAGAACCGAAGCGAACGCTTAAACCTCAAGCGTTGCGTAGTGCAAGAGAAAGACGTAGACAATTAAAAAAGCGTCTACTAAACACCTCTTCCCCACGGAAGGGGTTTTATAATGTGTATAACAAGTTAAAAAGTCTATGTCTGTCAATTTAGAAATCAAAGGAACCCTAGCAAAATTACTTGCTACAGAAGATCTAATCATTGAGAATAAGGATGTTGAAACTGCTGCGTTTAATGTTCAGACTCGTGTATTAACACTTCCTATGTGGGATAAGGCAGATGAGGTTGTTTATGATATGTTGGTAGGTCATGAAGTAGGGCATGCATTATACACACCTAATAGAGATCCTAAAGTAGATGTTCCTCAGGCATTCCTTAATGTAACTGAAGATGCTCGTATAGAGAAATTGATGAAGCGTAAATATCTTGGACTTGGTAAAACATTTAAGAATGGTTATCAAATATTATTTGAAGACGACTTCTTTAATCTTGCTAATGAAGATATTAATGATCTTACTCTTGCTGATAAAGTAAATTTACATTATAAGATTGGAGCATTCCTTGCAATATGGTTCACTGATCAAGAGCAGGAGATTGTTGATCTGGTTGGTGCTTCAGAAACTTTTGAAGAAGCAGAGCATGCAGCAGAAGTATTATACAACTATTGTAGAGAAGCAAAAGAACAAGAGGAAGAAGATGAAGATTCTGATACTGAGAATGCTGCATCAATAAAAATGGATATGGGATTACCTGCTACTACTACAGATGGTGATAATAGTGAGGAAGAAGCAGAAGAGGAAGAAGAAGGTGATACTAAAGGTGAAGGAGAGGAAGAAGAAGCAGAAGGACAACAGGAGAATGAGGAAACAAAAGAGTCTCCAACAATGACTGATGGTAGACCTGAAGAATCTGATGATAAGGAACCACAGGTTCAAACTGATGAGTTGTTGAGACAAAAGATCAGTGATCTTATATCTAGAGATTCTCTTCCAAATGAGTATCTAACATTTACAGATGTGGATCTTGATACAGTTGTTGCTAAGAACAAAGATATCCATGATTACATTGAGAAAACTTGGAGAGAGTGGGAACAAGATATTCTTAATGATCCTGAACAGAGAGAAAGGTATCTTAATAGAAGTAATAGAGATTTTTATTATAGATCAGATTTTAAGAGTGTTGATGCAACCTTTGATCAGTATAAAAAAGATGCACAAAAGGCAGTTAACTATCTTATTAAAGAGTTTGAAATGAAAAAAGCAGCATCAGCATATGCTCGTGCTGCTACATCTAAAACTGGTGTACTTGATTGTACTAAACTTCATACTTACAAATTTAATGAAGACTTATTTAAAAAGGTAACTACTTTTGCTGATGGTCAAAGTCATGGATTAGTATTTGTATTAGATTGGTCTGGATCAATGCAGACTGTAATGAAGGATACTTTAAAGCAACTTTATAACCTAATTTGGTTCTGTAAGAAAACAAATATTCCATTTAAGGTATTTGCATTTACATATGAATGGAATCGTCTTGAGTATCATCCAGAAACTCATCAACAAATACCATATCCAGATCATTACATACCAAAAGAAGGTGAGTTTGTAATTGATAGTAGATTCTCTATGATGGAGTTCTTTAACAGTAATGTAAGAACACCTGATCTAGAAAAACAAATGAAGAACATTTGGAGAGTTGCTCACTCATTTAGAGATTATACTGAGTATCCAACTCCACATAAACTATCTTTATCAGGAACACCTTTAAATGAAGCAATAGTATCTTTGAATAAGATAATTCCTGCGTTCAGAGAAGAATGTAAGATGGAGAAGGTTAATGTTGTAGTTCTTAGTGATGGAGAAGCACATCATCTACACCGTCATAGGGAAGTAAAACGTCATTGGGAAGAAGGGATGTTTATGGGTTCATGTCAGGTTAATTGTCAGAGAGATTATATACGTAATCGTAAGACTGGTAGAACGTATAAGATTCCTGCTCGTTATCATGAGTTTACTCAACTTTTAATTAAGTATATTACTGATATTCAAAAAGATGTTAACTTTGTTGGTATTCGTTTAATGGAATCAAGAGATCATAGTTATATGCTTAGTCGCTACTGTATGATTGATTCTCCTGAGTATGTTCAAGCAAAGAAAGAATGGAAGAAGTCTAAGAGTTTCTCCATTAAAGTAGAAGGTTATGCTAAGTATTTTGGAATGTCTAATAGTGTTTTATCATCAACTGATTGTACTGCGGTACTTACCGAAGCACCTACAAAGGCACAAATAAAGAGTTATTTTAACCGTTCTCTTAAGGATAAGCGTCTAAATAAAAAGGTACTTAGTGAGTTTGTAGAACTCATTGCATAATGCTTACTAGACATGAATGGGATCTGATTGCTAGGTGTGTGCATAGTCACCCACCTAGCATTACTGCTGAAGAGGCAAATAACCTTATAAAAAAACTATCGGAGACAGTTGAAGAACTGGAACATTTAAAACAATTATCTATTAAATAGCGTATATAATATGATTACTGAAACAATTACATTATGGCCTTTGAAACTAAAATGACTAAAGAAGAAGTCATTAACGGTTTAAAAACCAATTACGGTACAGAGTTTACCACTGCAGACATTAAAGCATTTTGTGCTATGAATGATATTGGTTATCAGACCATAACTAAGAAGATTCAAGAGTTCAAAGTCTCAAAAGGTAAATGGAATTTGGAGGTAACCACTCAAGTTGTGGAAGATTTAAATACTGCTTATCAAGCACCTGCAGCATTACCTGTTGTTCAACAAAATTTAGTTCCTGATAAGGATGCTACTTTTGTTAAGTTTGGTCCTTTTACTGATGTAAAAAAGATCATTCAATCAAAACTATTTTACCCAACATTTATTACTGGACTATCTGGTAATGGTAAAACTTTTAGTGTAGAGCAAGCATGTGCTCAATTAAATAGGGAGTTAATTCGTGTCAACATCACAATCGAAACGGACGAAGATGATCTCATTGGTGGTTTCCGTCTTATTAATGGCAGCACTGTTTGGCACAACGGTCCTGTTATCGAAGCACTCGAAAGAGGGGCAATATTGCTTTTGGATGAAGTTGATCTTGCCTCTAACAAGATCTTGTGTCTCCAGTCCGTCCTAGAAGGTAAAGGAGTATTCCTTAAAAAGATTGGTAAGTTTGTAAAACCTGCTCGTGGTTTTAACATTATTGCTACTGCTAATACCAAGGGTAAGGGATCTGAAGATGGAAGATTCATTGGAACCAATGTTCTTAATGAAGCATTCCTAGAAAGATTCTGTGTAACCTTTGAGCAACAGTATCCTGTTCCTGCTACTGAGCATAAGATCCTTACTGCAAAGGCAGTAGAGGTTGGTATTCAACTATTAGATAGCAGAGAACCTTGTGAGAATACAGTATTCTGTAAGCGTCTTGTAGATTGGGCAGACATCATCCGTAAGACATTCTATGATGGTGGTATTGATGAAGTTATATCAACTCGTCGTTTGACACACATCATTAGAGCGTATAGTATCTTTAATAGTAAGGAAAAGGCAATTAAAATGTGTCTTAATAGATTCGATGATGAGACTAAGCAGTCCTTTATGGAACTCTATGATAAAGTTGATCCTGATTTTGTACCAACAGAAGATGGACAAGAAGAAGAATCCTTGGTATAATATTAAGAGAAAAGTATGACTTCTATTATGGGTGACGAGAATAGAGTGACACCTCAAGAGAGTGATGAGTATGATCCAAAACCTGAATCAACTACCATCACTCCTCAAGAGAGTGATGAGTATGATCTGATCAATCCTGAACCAAAGCATTCTAAGTATTGGTATGATTATGATCGGAATGGTGATATGCCAAATCCATTTGCTACAGATCCTTTATCAGATAATGATGATCAAATAGCACATCATGTTAATTTTGATTATGCTAGTGCAGTTGACTTCCAAGTAGATAACATGGTTGGTGCAGCAGAAACTATTAACATTGATACTAGTGGTTTTGATCTTTATGGAAAAGATGTTGTTACCTTTGGTACTGATACTTCTCCACTTGAGGATGCTAAGGCAAAGTCAGATTTATTTGCTTCTAATGATGCAGTAGAGTTTACTTTACCAACTAATACACCTTTTCTTGGAGAAGATAAAACTGAATATGAGGAGTCAAAACCTCAACCAGATTTAGGATATAAATCTCACAAATACCAAGAAGATAAAGGTATTGCAGATCTTAAAGATTATGTCTCTTCTACTTATAGAGGACATTATACAAATAAGAATTCTGATACTCAAACCCTTGATCTTATTCACTCTGTAGGGGATGCAGAATCATTTTGTCGCTCTAATGCACTTAAGTATTTGAGTCGCTATGATAAGAAGGGATCTGCAAAGCAGGACATCCTAAAAGCAATGCATTATTGCTTACTCCTTTATTACTTCAGTGGTAACACTAAAGAACCTGATTATACTAACACTCGTTATGAAACTTTCTGATAAGACTATTAATCTACTCAAGAATTTTAGCAACATCAATCAATCTATTCTTTTTAAAGAGGGTAGTAAACTTCGTACCATTTCTGTAATGAAGAACATACTTGCAGAAGCAGAAGTCAATGAATCGTTCCCTAAAGATTTTGGGATTTATGATTTGAATCAATTCCTTAATGGTATGGGATTGCACCAGAATCCAGATTTGGACTTTGAGAACCAAGGACATGTGGTTATTAAAGAAGGTAGGATGAGATCCAAATACTTCTTTGCTGATCCTAGTGTAATAGTTACACCTCCTGATAAGAACTTAGATCTTCCTAGTGAAGATGTATCTTTTGAGTTGAACACCCAACAGTTAGATCGTTTGCTTAAAGCAGCAGGAATTTATCAGTTACCTGATTTATCTGTTATTGGTGAGAATGGTGTAGTAAAGATTGTTGCTAGAGATAAGAAGAATGATACATCTAATGATTTTGCCATTACAGTTGGTGAGACAAGTGATGAGTTTATATTCAACTTTAAAGTAGAGAACATTAAGATTATACCTGGTACATATGATGTAGTAGTATCTAAGAAATTATTATCTAGATTTAGATGTAAGGATTATGAACTTACATACTTCATTGCCTTAGAACCTGATTCATCCTTTAGTTAATGAGAAATTCTATCCTCTATGGGGATTGTAGAGAGACCTTAAAACAATTTGCGTCTCACACCGATAAGGCGAGGATGTGTGTAACATCACCGCCTTATTATGGTCTTAGGGATTATGGTGGAGAAGATAATCAAATAGGTCAAGAACAATCACCTGAAGAATTCATACAAAACTTAGTTGAAGTTTTTAGTTTGGTAAGAGATTGCCTAACTGATGATGGTACATTATGGGTTAACATAGGTGATAGTTATTATAACTACAGACCTGGTAAAGGACAATCATATCCTAAGCAGTCGGTAAGTAAAACTAAACAAGATTTACCAGATAAGTGTAATAAGCGTGGTAATAAATTAGAAGGATTAAAGGAGAAGGATTTAATTGGTATTCCTTGGATGCTTGCCTTTGCTCTTAGAGCAGATGGGTGGTATCTACGTCAGGATATTATATGGCATAAACCAAATCCTATGCCAGAGTCGGTAAGAGATAGATGTACTAAATCTCATGAATATATCTTCTTACTAAGCAAGAATAAAAAATACTATTATGACAATGAAGCGATCAAAGAACCAGCAAAAGACTGGGGAACTAGGGATAGGACAAACGGAAAGTACCACAACAAAGGAACAGGATTATCACCACATACAGGTCTTACAAAATCATATCGAACAAAGAATAAAAGATCTGTCTGGAAGGTAACTAACAAACCATATAAAGGTGCTCACTTTGCAGTGTATCCACCTGATCTTATTGAACCATGTATAAAGGCAGGTAGTAGGTCTGGGGATATTATATTAGATCCATTTATGGGATCTGGTACAACTGCTAGGGTTGCAAGGTCTCTAAATAGGGATTATGTTGGGTGTGAACTACATGAAGAGTACCGCAACTTAATTGAAATACCATCATTAGATGGATTAATAGAAAAAAATGATTAAATTATGGAGGGTATGGAAGTATGCCTTGGGAAGTTTCTCGGATACTAAAACTGCAAAGTACGATAATGCAGTCTGCGTTATTAGGAGTATTATCTTTGTTAGTTATCTTGTTACTAATTGCTTTATTACTGCTGGTGTAATTCGACACTGGAACCCAAATGACAATGTACAAAGTATGCGGATTAGATGATTCTTATCCTAAGAACATCACTTTTGAAAATAAATATGATGATTGGACTGCTGCTCAAGATAAGGCTGTGCAATTACTTGAAGATGGTGTACAATGGGTTCAGATCCTTATTGGGGATGATGGCGATTGGGGAATGCTCCAAGAGTTAAATCTAGAGAGAGGTATTACTGATAACACCTTTAGTACTTGGACTCTAGCACCTTATTATGTGAGATTGAGAAATTATGAGGGATGAATTCCTTTGGGTTGAAAAATATCGACCTAAGACTATTGAAGAATGTATCCTTCCAGAAGCAACCAAGAAAACTTTTCTTGAGTTTTTGGAAGCGGGTGAAGTACCTAATTTACTTTTATCTGGCCCTGCTGGGTGTGGTAAAACTACAGTTGCTAAAGCACTGTGCAATCAATTGGGAGTAGACTTCTATGTCATTAACGGATCAGACGAGGGACGATTCCTCGATACGGTACGTAACAATGCAAAAAACTTTGCATCTACTGTATCGCTGTCTTCGGAGGCGAAGCACAAGGTCATCATCATTGATGAGGCAGATAACACAACATCCGATGTACAACTCTTACTTAGAGCAAGTATCGAAGAATTCTCAGGAAACTGTAGATTCATCTTTACCTGTAACTACAAAAACAAAATCATTGAGCCCCTCCATAGCAGATGCGCCGTTGTTGAGTTCGGAATTAAAGGAAAACAAAAACAAGAAATCGCAGCAAAATTCTTCTCAAGACTTGTATCCATCTTGGACGGAGAACGGATTGAAGCTGATAAGAAAGTCCTCGCAGAACTCATCAATCAACACTTCCCAGACTGGAGAAGAGTCTTAAATGAATGTCAAAGATATTCTGTAAGTGGAAAAATTGATAGTGGTATTCTTGCACATTTTTCAGATGTAAAAGTAAATGATCTCATTAAAAACCTTAAAGAGAAAAACTTTCCAGAAGTACGTAAATGGTGTGTCGATAATCTGGACAATGATCCTGCTGTACTTTTGCGTCGCATTTACGATAATCTTTACACTTCCCTTATACCTAGCACCATTCCTGCTGCTGTTCTTATTATTGCTAAGTATCAGTATCAGATTGCCTTCGTTGCCGACCAAGAGATAAATATGCTTGCATGTCTTACCGAGATTATGGTAGAATGTAAATTCAAGTGAAGAAGAAATCTCCTTTTCAATTAGATTGTTTTGGATTTATAGGAATTATCTTATTAATTAGTGGAATTTTTTCTTCAATTGTCAGTGTTTATGCTATCCTGGAGATTATGAAATGAATCAAGAACTATTATCTTTATTAAAGAATTATGCTTATCGTCATGGTCAGTTCCTTCTTTCTTCAGGTAGAAGTAGTGAACATTATATAAATTGTAAACCAGTTATTCTTACTGGTAAAGGGTTAGATTTAGTATCTAATATAATTCTTGATTGTATTGATGACGATGTTAAAGCAGTTGCTGGTCTTACATTAGGTGCTGATCCTCTTGTTAGTGGGGTGGCTATGGCATCTCATTTATGGAATCGTAGATTGACTGGTGGGTTAATTGTTCGTAAAGAACCAAAGGGTCATGGTATAAGTGCATGGATAGAGGGTCCAGTGCTCCCAGAAGGGTCTAAGGTAGTTGTCTTAGAAGATGTTATAACAACGGGTGCTTCTGCTATTAAAGCAGCAGAGAAGGTAAGAGAGGCAGGATATGTTGTTGATACAGTAATTTCTATTGTAGATCGTCAAGAACATGAAGAAGTGGATGATGCTATGGCTCATCATAAGTTAGCACTTAAAAGTATTTTTGTATTGGATGATATTATAAAAGATGATAATGTGGAGTATACTCATGATTCTGAGGGGTGTTGATGCCAAAAATGAATAATCATGTTAAACTAGTATTTGCACTAGAACATATTGCCCATTTAGAAGATCTTATTCAAGATAATGAATGGAAATCTTTTTTAATTCAACCATTAACAACTATGAAATATGAATTTGAAAGACAACTCAAACAAGAAGAAACTAAAAGAGGAATTTAATCATGCCTAAAGAAAAGAAATTTGTTCAATATGTAGAACCTCAAAGTACTGATTATCTTGAATATGAAGTTCTAGGAAGATCGGTAAAGGAAGGAGTGAAGAGTGATGAGCATATAGTTAGAATAAAGAAGATTTGTAGAGGTAATCCTGAAGAAACCTTTGAGACAGAGGAAGTAGTCAGTTATGTAGTTCCTCATCCTGAAC